AAGTTCCTTCAGTTACAACCATATTAAACGCTACTCAAAGCCCAGAAAAGAAAGCATCTTTAGACGCCTGGAGAGAAAGAGTAGGACACCAAGAAGCTCAACGAATCATGGTTGACGCCTCTACTAGGGGTACAGAAATGCACTATGTGCTAGAACAATATATAAACGGTAAAGGGTATTTTAATCTATCAAAAAAGGGTGCCCAGGCCCGATTAATGGCTCACCGCTTAATAGAAGACGGCTTAGGGCCCTTAACGAAGGTGTTTGGAAGTGAGGTTAACTTAGCCTATGAAGATCAGTGGGCCGGATCTACAGATTTAGTAGCTATATATGATGGAAAACCATCAATAATAGATTTTAAACAATCAAATAAACCTAAAAGAGAAGAGTATATAACTGACTATTATTATCAAATTGCAGCCTACAGCTTAGCCCACAAGAAACAACATGGTGAGATCTTACAAGGTTTTATAGCTATCTGTACTAAAGATTTGTTATTTCAGGGTTTTAAAATGGATCAATCTAAATTATCTGAATATGAAGATAAATGGTTTAAAAAAGTTGAACAATATTACTCTACTTTATCCACTTCTTAACTTCTTCACCTAAAGTCTGTGCGGAGAGTTTCATTTTCTTATCTAAGGCACCTACAATAAATTCATCAATAGTATTCTCTGCAATTAAATCTATGTAAGTTACGTTTTTGTCTTGTCCGATTCTGTGGGCTCTGTCTTCTGATTGCTCACGTACTTCCAAGTTGTACGAATTGCTGAAATAAACAACATAAGAAGCAGCTGTAAGAGTGAGACCATAACCACCAGTGGAAGGATTCCCAATAAAAAAACGACAGCTATCATCATCCTGGAACCTTCGGACAGCTTCCTGCCTATCTTCAGTTGATACCTCTCCAAAAATCGAAACCACAGATTTAGCACCGTATTTCTCCTTGAGCTTGCTTATAATTGTTTTAATATTTTGCACGTAATTAGCCCATATTATAAACTTTCCATCAGACTCTTCCAAGATGTTAAGTAATTCTTTTATCTTAGGACAGTCATCAAATACTTGTATTGTGCCGTCATCTGAGTTTACAAAACCATTTGTCACCTGGTGCAATCTTAATATCTCAGTAAGCTTATTGGCAAAGCTAACTTCATCTTGATTAATAGTTGCATAAGCGAACTTTTTTAATCTATTGTAGATCTCTGCTTGTTTAACAGTTAATTGTATTTTTCTAGTTTGATATAATTTATCAGGTAAATCTAAACAATCTTTTTTCTGTACTCTATAAGAAAACAATTTTAATTTTTCACCAAGCTCATCAAGATTGGTATAATATTTAGGAAAAAGCATTTGTTTACCACCCATCTCAATCTGTTGCATCACTGCATATCTAGCTCTAAATGTAAAATAAGAGGCAAACCCTAAAAGATCTGGACTTAGAAACTCACATTGTGTATATAAATCTAATGGAGATTTTGTTATTGGTGAGCCTGTTAGGATACGTTTGTATGCTACTTGTTTCCCTAGTTTACAAATGTTTCTTGTTCTTTTTGCTGATTTGTTTTTTATTGTCGTGGATTCATCTAGAATCCAAAGCATCTTCTTCCCATGACGATTAATTAATTTTGATATTACATCCACTCCACTTTTGTGACTCAATGCTTCAACATTAATTAAGAACCATTGTATCTTACCTTTACCATAAGTTTTTTTATCTTTGTGTACACTTATTGTATAATCAGTATGTGAGTGAACATCTATTTCTTTAATCCAATTTCTATAAACTGAATTAGGTGCAACAACCATGACGTGCGTAATAGAATTTGTAGAATATAAATAGTTTGCATTATCAATTGCAACTTTAGTTTTTCCTGTACCCATCTCCATGAAGTAAGCATAAGCTCCCCACTTGGCGCCTTGTTTTAATGCTGTTCGTTGATGATCAAAAGGTTCAGTTTTATATTCAAATTTCATTTGTCCCATCAATATATTTTTTTCTTGACGATGTCAAATTATTAGAATACATGGTACTCAAGGAGGTCATTATGGACTTAGAACAACTATCGAAAAACATAACTATCGATACAAGCGTGTCGCAAGACATTGCTGAACTATGTAATAAGCTATTGGACATTCAGAAGGAAGTAACAACGCTAGAAGACAAACTAAAAAAGAAAAAAGAAGAAGAGTTGAAGCTTTCCGAATCGGATATCCCTAACTTAATGCAAAAAGCTGGTGTAGCACAAATCAAACTTACGGATGGTTCCTCAGTAGAGATTAAACCATACTACGGTGCGAGAATACCTGCATCCAGAACAGAGGAAGCTTTTAATTGGTTACGTGAAAATAATTACGCGGATCTAATTAAAAACAATGTAACATTAACTTTTGGTCGTAACGAAGACAACTCAGCAAAATCGTTGGTTGACGAATTACGAAATAAAGGGCATAATGTTAAACAAGCCGAAAAGGTAGAACCGATGACTCTCAAGGCGTTCGTCAGAGAACAAATTGAAAAAGGGAAAGACGTTCCATCCGATTTATTCGGTGTTTATGTAGCAACAAGAACAAAAATAACAACGAAGGAGTAAACATGCAAATAAAGCAAGATGCAGCTAACAATGTAGCTGTGAAAAAAGAAGCGGGTGTTCCAACGCAATTTAATTTGGAAGAGTTAGCAGGACAAGGACAAGAGTTCGTGACTGCAAGGGATACTAAACTCCCTATCTTAAAAATCCTTTATAGCAATTCACCAGTACTTGACGAGTCAGATGGTAAGTATATTGAGTCTGCTAAACAAGGTGACATTTACAACGAAACATCTGGAAATCTTTTTAAAGGAAAAGAAGGATTAATTGTTGTGCCATGTTTATATATAAACACTTTCAATGAGTGGAAAGATAGAGGTGATAGTCCAGGGAGACCTGTGGGTATTCACAATGATCCTGCAATCATGTCTCAAACAAGTAGAGGCGATGATGGTAAAGATAGATTAGAAAATGGAAACTATATCGAAGATACAGGGAACCATTTTGTATATATCTTGGATAAGGATTATTTGCCGGTTGAGACCGCACTAATCTCTATGAAATCTACTCAAAAGAAAAAGAGTAAAACCTGGAACTCTATGATGCAGAGTCGTAGATTAAAAGGTAAAAATGGTTTCTTTACTCCACCGTCTTGGGCAACTGCCTATAGACTAAAGACCACTAAAGAAAGTAACTCACAAAACTCTTGGTACGGTTGGGTTGTCGAATTTGATAGCTATCTAGACGATCCAAAATTGTCGGGCACATTAGAGTCGACAAGAGCGTTTTATGAGACCGCTAAGAAAAGCGATATCTTTGGTAAGGTAGACTTCGGTAAAGATGGATCTGCTGAGACTAAGCAGGTTGAAAGTCAAAGTACACCGTTCTAATGCAAAAAGAGTTACTTCATTTATTTGAAGGCGACTCTTCCCAGTTCATCACCATCTCTCTGACGGGGGAGATGGATGAACGGGGTAAGAGAAAAGCTGATTACCTCACGATCCACGAACCAGTCACAGAAGAACTGTGGAAGGGTCATGTGGATGGTAAAAAACAAATAGGGGTAAGACCGGAAAATGGAGATAAGCTTAAATGGTCTTGCATAGATATAGATCCAGCTAACTACAAAGAATACACGTCTAAAAAATACGTAGACATTATTAAAGATTTTAAACTACCATTACTGCCTGTTAAATCTAAGTCAGGTGGATTACATTTATTTATATTTTTTTCAGATTGGGCAGACAAACAAAAAGTAAAAGAAAAACTAGAAGAGATTAACAAAGAATACTTTTTATCTAAAGAAGTATTTCCATTGAATAAAGCAGTAGGGATGCCTTACTTTAATGCTAATGCTGCAGTTGAATATGCCTTTGATGATACTAACACACCTTTAATGTTAGGCGGTTTTTTAGAATTAGCAAAAAAGAAAACTATTACTCCTAAAGATTTTTTTAATTACAAAGTAACTGAATACAATGCAGAGACAGATTGGAGAGACTATCCACCTTGTGTACAAAAAGTAATTCAAGAGGGTTGGTCTGGAGATAGAAACAGCATGTTGTTTAACGTTTGTGTTACTGAAATGAAGAAAGCAGAAGGTAACCTTACTGTAAAACAATTAAAAGATATTGCTTGGGAAAGACAAAAACAAATATTTGCAACTCACCCTAAAGGTGTTTTAAAAAGAACTGAAAGCGATGGTACTGCACAGTCAGTACATACAAAAGGTTATGAATACTTTTGTCCTCCTAAACATATGTTTGTAGCTCCTATATGCGATAAAGAAACTTGTAAGCTTAGAAAACTTGGAATTGGTACTCAAGCACCAGATATTAAAAATGAATTTACAGATCTAACTTACACAGAAGATTCAAAAGGTATTTTATTTGAGTGTGATTTTAGAGATAAACATATTACATTCAAACCGGAAGATACTAAAGACGAGAAATCATGGCGTGTATGTTTAGCTAAGTACAGAATCTTTTGGCTTACTTTACCTAGACCTAAAAAGGGACCTAGTCCATTTGAGTTATTAATGAAGCATCTATTAGAAAGTGCTGTAGAGAATACTGCATTTAAATACGAAGATACAGTAGAGGAAGAAAAATATAATACACTTAAAATATTCTTTGAAAGTACAATTGAACAAGATGATTTTACTAAACTTAAAGATGGTTACACAGTACTAGATAGTAAGGTAAACATTTGTTATTTTAAACGTAATACACTTGCAGATTTTTTAGGTAGACGTAAAACTCCATTTAACACTGTTAACCAAGCAGTTAGACTACTTAAATGTGAAAAACATGATTTCTTTGAAGGTGAGCGTAACGTCTGGTATGTTACTATGCCTGATTTTGTTAACCACCAAAAGATAAAATCAAAAAATAATAACCAAGAAGAACTTAGTGAGATGGATGATGAATACCACGCAAAATTTAGGGCTCCAGAAACAAAAAAAGATACACAACAAAACAATTAAAATCTTTGGTCCTCCGGGAACAGGAAAGACTTGGACGTTGATTGAAAGGGTTGTTAAAAAATATCTTAAACAAGGTACTGATCCAGAGAAGATTGCTTTTATATCTTTTACTAACAAGGCAGTAGATACAGCTAAAATAAGAGCTCTAGAGGCTTTCCCTAATTTAAACTCACAATCATTTTCAAGGTTTAGAACATTACACTCATACTGTAGAAGATATTTTGAAGAAGAAATATTTGATACTAAGGACTGTATGATCGATTACGCATTAACTAATAGTTTTGTTAAAAGATCAGATAATAGATTGTCTCAAGATAATTTTACCTATGTTGATTGGTCCTTAGGTGTTTATGATAAATCAAGAAACTTATTAGAGGATCCAATATTAGTTTATAAAAAAGAATCACAAAAGAAAGAATCCCTTGATGTGTACACTAGGAAGATAAGTACTTACGAACATTACAAGACAGGTGGGGGTGAAAGATCTTTTTTAGATTTTACAGATATGATTGAAAGAGCGCTACATGAAGTAGAGTTTCCAGCATTAGATTTATTAATATTAGATGAAGCTCAAGACTTTACTCCATTACAATGGTCTTTAATTTATAAAATGTCTGAGAATGTAAAGAGAATTTATTTAGCAGGAGATGATGATCAAGCTATCTATCAATGGAATGGTGCAGATACAAATTACTTTACTAAGTATTTTCCAGGTCGAAAAGTAGTGTTACGTAAGACTAGAAGATTTGGTACTGCAATACACCAGTTCTCACAAATAGTTCGTAAAGGTATATTAGACAGTGTTGATAAGGAGTTTGAACCTTTAGTCAAAGACGGGACTGTTAAGAGATATTTAAGTTTTAAAGAAATACCTTTTGAAAAAGATGATGGTAAATGGTTTTTACTTGGAAGAATACATACAACAGTTAATGAATTAAAAGCATTAGCAAAAGACGCAGGGATATATTTTTCAGATAACAAGGGTCGTAAATCATTTGATCAGAATCAATGGATAGCTATTAAAGCCTGGACAGCTATCTCTAATGGTAAAGAGATTATGAAAAAAGAAGCTGAGGCTATGTATAAATACATCAGACAAGTAACTGACCCTGATTACAGAACCACTAAGTTTTGGTCACAACAGCCGGATTATACGAGATATAACTTCACGGCTCTAAAAGAATGGTGTGGTTTAGATTTACCTGATGATGCACAAAAGAAACAATGGTGGTGGATCCTTAGACGTAACTTTAAGCCAAGACAAGTTATTTACTTTTTAAGATTATTGAGAAGATATAAACAAGATAAGTTAAATGGTAACCCTAATGTTATAATAGATACAATACATTCTGTTAAAGGAGATGAGGCTAATCATGTGCTACTTTATTCAAAAGCGAATTGGCCTGCAAGTTACAGACATAAAAACAATGAAGAAAAATCAAATGAAAAGAAAGTTTGGTATACGGGAGTAACACGAGCAAGAGATAGCCTACATTTATTAAGTACTGATTATAAATATCATTACCCCATTGGTGAAGATTATCTTGTATATTTACAAGGAAACAATTAAAAGGAGAGAGTATGGAAGTAAACAAAGAACCAAAATTAAGAATATTATCATTAGGAGCTGGTGTACAAAGCTCAACAATGGCCTTGATGGCTGATGCAGGAGAGTTTGGGGTTAAACCAGACGCAGCTGTATTTGCTGATACGGGTTGGGAACCTGCGCCAGTGATAGAGCACCTTGAGTATCTTAAAAGTGTTCTAAGTTATCCTGTGCACATTGTTAAGAAAGGTAATATTCAAGATGACATACTCACGGCTCTCGGACCAGGCGGTAACCAATTTGCTTCTGCTCCATTTTATACATTAAACGAGAACGGTAAAAAAGGAATGGGTCGTAGACAATGCACTAGAGAATATAAAATAACTCCTATCGCTAAAAAAATAAGAGAATTATGTGGTCTTGTACCTAGACAAAGGTTTCCTAAAACAGAACACATAGAAGTATGGGTAGGTATATCAACAGATGAGATCATGCGTATGAAACCATCACGATTTTGGTGGCAGAAAAATGTATGGCCATTAATTGATAAGAAAATGTCTAGAGAAGATTGTCTAAAATGGTATGAAGGTAAAGGTTTCAAAATACCAGTTAAATCTGCTTGTATTGGATGTCCTTTTCATGATGATAATTTTTGGATAGATATGAAAAATAACAGACCGAAAGAATTTGCATCTGCTGTAGAATTTGATAAAAAGATGCGTATGCACAACCCAAAAGTAAAAAACTTTGTACATAGAAAATGTGTACCTTTAGATGAAGTAAAGTTTAAAAACGATGAGGGTCCTGATTTATTTAATAATGAATGTGAAGGGATGTGTGGGGTATGACAAATAAAGATATGTTTGATGAATCATTTCCACAAGATAAGCAGGTTGGGGGGAATCATTATAAAGAGTTTCATATACAGCCTTATGAGTTTATATCCAAGAACGACCTTTCTTTTTTTCAGGGAAACGTTATAAAGTACGTGTGTCGCTACAAGAACAAGGCGGGTATACAAGACCTTGAGAAAATAAAACATTATTGTGATTTAGAAATAAAAAAACTTACAGATGATAAAGCAAAAAAGCGTAGGTAGAAATTGGAGCTTACTCTATAGAAAAATATATGGAGCTAAAATTAAAAAACTTACCGAGCGTAATGAAAACTTATACAACGAAAATCAAAAATTGAAAAAAAGATTAATGAAACACGAAGGGCAAAGAAGATTTTATTACCTTAACGTAAAGGCATCCGCATGACAGGTTTACAATTAACATTTAATTTAAAAAAACATATTTGGTCTTGTCCATCAGAGTACAAGGATCTTTCTCAATATGACGAGATAGCAATTGATTTAGAAACAAGAGACGAAGGTATTAATAATAAGTTGGGTGCAGGTTGGGCAACTGGTAATGGGTATGTTATTGGATTTGCTGTAGCAGTAGAAGGATGGCAAGGTTATTATCCTTTTAAACATTTTGGTGGTGGTAATATGATTGAACCACAAGTAATTCAATACATGAAAGATGTGTGTAAGTTACCTTCAAGAAAAATATTTCACAATGGCCAATACGATATAGGTTGGTTAGAACAAATGGGTATAAAAGTAGAAGGTGAGGTAGTTGATACAATGGTTACAGCTGCTGTAATTGACGAGAATAGATGGTCCTATAGCTTAAATGCATTAGCTAAAGATTATCTTGGTGAGCTAAAGTCCGAACAAGATCTTAAAGAAGCTGCAAAAGATCACGGCATAGATCCTAAGGGAGAGATGTGGAAGTTACCTGCAGAGCATGTTGGTTTTTATGCAGAGCAAGATGCAAGGTTAACTTATCTTTTGTGGCAAAGATTTAAACCAGAAATCACGAATCAAAATTTACAAACGGTATGGGAACTTGAGACTAAACTATTACCTATCTTAATTAAGATGAGGCAGAAAGGTGTGAAAGTAGATGTTGAAAAAGCTCATAGATTAAAGAAAGAATTTCAAGCTCAGGAAAAAGAATTTTTAACAAAAATAAAAGAATTATGTGGAAAAGAAGTAGATATATGGGCAGCAAGACAAATAGGCGAAGCCTACGATAAACTAGGGATAGATTATCCACGTACTGACAAAACTCATGAGCCATCTTTTACACAAAATTGGTTAGCTAATTCGAAACACGAAATTAGTAAATTTATAGCACAGGCCAGGGAGATCAACAAGTTTCATGGTACATTCTTAGACTCAATATTAAAATACGAACATAAGGGAAGGATACATGGGGAAATTAATCAGTTACGTTCTGACAGTGGGGGGACTGTCTCTGGCCGTCTGTCTATGGCTAATCCTAATCTTCAACAGTTACCCGCTCGTAATAAAGACTTTGGACCAAAAATCAGAGGTCTCTTTTTACCCGAGCCAGGTTGTAAATGGGGAAGTTTTGATTACTCACAGCAAGAACCAAGAATGGTAGTACACTATGCAGCCTCTATTGGTGAGGGCTATGAAGGCTCTAATGAACTAGTAGAGGCGTATACAAACTCAGAAACTGACTTTCACCAGACTGTAGCCGATTTAGCAGGCATAGAACGAAAGCAAGCAAAGACAATAGGGCTAGGATTAATGTATGGTATGGGGAAAAATAAGCTGGCCAATTCTCTAGGATTATCAACTGAAGAAGCATCAGCCCTAATAGCAAAATATAATAGAAAGGTTCCATTTGTGAAGTTATTATCTGATAGATGTATGAAGAAAGCAAGTGATGAAGGTGTTATTAGAACTAAAAAAGGAAGAAAGTGTAGATTTGAAATGTGGGAGCCAAGAGACTTTGGTATCCATACAGCTGAAACTTTTGAAAATGCTTCATCAAAATATGGTCGAAGTAATATTAAAAGAGCTTTTACTTACAAAGCATTAAACAGATTAATACAAGGTTCTGCTGCTGACCAAACGAAACAAGCTATTGTAGCTTGTTATGAAGCAGGTCATTTACCTAAAATACAGATTCATGATGAACTTTGTTTTGATGTAGAGAATGAAAAAGATGTAAAAACAATTAAAGAAGCAATGGAAAACTGTATGGAGTTCAAAGTTCCAAGTAAAGTTGACGTTGCGTTAGGAGATGATTTTGGACAAGCTTCATAAAAATATAATTGCAGGTTTTGGTGAAACTATTTGGCCTTTATATACAATATTTAAAGATAGATTAGAACTTAGAAAGTTTGAAGATCTTAAAATGATTCACGGAACTCATGCAGAGTTTAAAGCTACAGTTAGATCTGATATCGAAAAAAATGGATTACTGTGTCCAATAGTTATAGATCTTAAAAATGAAATTAGAAATGGTAATCATAGATTTAAATCTATTAGAAAACATGGTGATGCTAGTTTCTTTTATGTTGCTAAAACAGATCAAGAAGTAAATTTCTTCTCAAGATTAAATGTTTTGACCTGGGAACTTCACCCGGACATGAGTAAAATTATGGATAAATTGTGGGAAGGTAAAATGAAAAAATACACAGAAAAAGTTCCGCATTTATTTACCGAGAATATTAGAGCGACAAATATCCTATAACAAATTAATGTTTTTTGAAAAAAAAATAAAAACTACTAATTAAGCAGTTTTTTTATAAAGAGTTTTTGCATCAATTACACTTTGGTTGTTGATTGCAACTCTTAGTTCTTTAATTTTAATATCGATCCACTTCATGTCAGTAGTAACTCTACCCTGTGACAACGCTTGGCTGGCCCATTTGGACTCCAGCTGTAGCTTCTCCGATATCAACTTTTGCAGTGCCATTATCTAGCTCCTCATAAGTAAGATGGAATCGACGTTTACCACGACCGAAACCATCGGTTTCTACAGAATATTTTTTATCAATCATATTCTGCGTGAAGCCTTCTATCGCATCCTCATCATTAGCAGCGTTTACGACACTAGTAAAATATAGCCCAGCTGCGTAACATTGAAAACGATATTGCTTCATAGGATAATCTTATCAACTATTTGGTGTAAAATCAAGTGTTTTGTTTAGACTTGTCAACAATGCAGTTCATTTTTAATTGAGTGATTTGGATACCTTCAGAGGTTAAATTAGTCCCCATTTCATTGACTTTTTTGTATGCCAGGTCCATACAAGTTTTTTCATCATAATATTTAATCGGATCTTCATGAATGTATGCACACTTCTCTATACCTGAAAAAGGCTCTAAAACGCATAAAATACCAAATAAAAAAAATTCTTTCATAAATTATATTACCATAAAATACAGCTTGACATATGACATGGGATTTCTTATATATATGGGATGAAAAATAAATGTAAAGAAGGTTATGTTTGGATTCATAAATTTGGGGAAAAAAAACCTAAGAAAATACTTATTAAAAAATTAATACAAGCTGTAAACAATGAGTCTTTTACACAAAAATTTTTTTTAAATGAGAAAGACGCAAAAGAAAGTATAAAGGAGGAGAAAACAAATGAACTTAAAAAGTAAATCAAAGTTATTCAAAGCATTAGTTGAGAAGATAGATATTGCTCTATCTGAAGGAACTAATTTTGATGAGATAGCTGGTAAATTAAAGAACGTACATATTAAACATAAAGATGTGTATGAAAAACCATTACACACAGATTTGTGTACGATGTTAGCAATGAATGAATTGGAGAGTAGATGAGTTGGATTCATTTAATAATTGGAATAGTTATACTTACATTATTATTTCCAAAACTTGCATTAGTGATAGGAGCATCAATATGGCTACTTTAAAATTTAGCGAGATAGATTGGAAAGATAGACAGTATCAAGCGCATGCAAGATTGACTAGAAAAAGAAATTGGGATTTTAGCGACAACAATCCATACTTCGAAAGAATGATGATTGTATTACCAGATCCAAAAATAAAAACTAAACAACAAATGAAAGAGGAGTTAAAAAAACATGGATATAAATAAATTTAAATCAGTAGCAGTAAGAAAACCTGATTACGATGTCTTACAAGGACTTTGCAATCAAAAGTTTAGGTCCCCTGCATCAATGATTTCAAAACTTGTAAATGAATATGTTGAATTTCAAGCGTTAAAAAATAAAATGACAACAGTTGAATACAAGGAACATATTTTAAAAATGGATAAAAGTTTAATTGGAAAGGAGGATTTAGATGGACGAAGTAGCAAAGCTAAAAGCAATAATAGTAAAGTTAGAAAAAAACTTAAAAGAAACACAAGAAAGTCTAGATAAGCTCCAACAAAACGTAATAAAAAGTTGTGATGATGCGATTGCAATTATGCGAGACGCTGAAAATTATCATAAGTTTGATAACATGGAGAAAAAACAATGATGACTGATAAAGATTGTATTGATCTTAATAAATACATTGATGATTTAAAAACTAATACAAGAGAAATTAAAGTTAATAACTTTATTACCCATCATGTTCATCCACACAAGAATGGTCACGATATTCTCATTTTAACTGGCGATGAGAAAAATTTAGACAATGTCGTAGTACAGAAGTTTAAATGTAGGTGGCCTAAGAATAGAAACCCTAGAAAAAAAGGCTTTACTCATGGCTAAAAAGAGATATAAAAAGAAAATGAAATACGGTGATCCTTACAAAATATGTGCTAACTGCAAAGGGAATGGATTTGTTAGAATAATTCCATACTCAGAGACGCAGACATGCAAAGAGTGTAATGGAGCAGGTCACTTTGAAACCGATAAAATAGTCACGAACCAAGAACCAGCAACAGTCTCAACGGCCTATGTGCTTAAATTAATTGATTTGTTGAAGGAGTTCATAAGTGGCAAAAAAAACACCATCCATTAACCCTTTTATGGGGTCCCTGCAAATTTTAGCAGGGAAACTAACCGATAAAGAATATAAAACCGTTACAACGAGTATGTTTCGTTTGTATATGGGCGATAAATTAGGATACAGAGAAAGCTTTGATCCACAGTTTATGGCTGATATTAATGCTGTCTGGCAATTTAGAAAAGAAAAAAAATTAAAAACACAAGCTAAGCTTTACAAATTAAAGGTCATCAAAGGTGGAAAAGATGCAGGTAAATCAATATAATAAGTCTATGGCGAGAGATATTTTTTTAAAAGAACCTGACCAACCAAAACATAATGGAGAGGATATACACCAAGTTATTGATGGTGTACATATTGACTATGAACATTATAAAAAAAGTCGAGCTAATATAGATCAAACTATTTATTACCGTGACTTACTCTCTTTCCTTATTAAAACTTATGGGCACTAGCTTCGCAACGCAATTATTAAGCACTGATGTTGAGCCCGAAGAAAAAATGTGGCGTGGTGTGCTTGTTAACGCCATAGAGGACGCTGGATCAAAGTCCCAGGACCGAAAACCTTCAATATATAAATGTGATGCTCATGACTGGATTATGTCTAATGTGACTGATTTTTACACGGTAT